ATAATGGATTTCCAAATCTCCTGTTTATTCCGCCATTCATCCTCAAATATATGAAATAAACGAATACCAGACTCTAAGCACTTATTCGTCTTGTGTAGGTGGTAATGTTTGTCCTTACCTCCTTCCTCCGAATGACAAAACAAACCATTCATTTCAATTGCAATGTTATGTTTGTGGGATAGGATATCCAATTCTTTTTTATCTAGAATTTGTTTATCATTTGTGATAATGGTAACGTCCAACTCTGTTTTAACAAATTCCCTAAGTTCTTCTTCAATCTTGGATAGATTCTCCGCACATACAGGACACCTCGTTTTAGCATGAAGTAGGTTATCTGGTCGCACCAACCATTCCCCGTGCAATTCACAAACAGCTTTAATATGTGTTTTATTATTGGTGTATTCCTGATCGGGAATTTGATAGGATGTCAATTCCCTGATCTTTTCAATTGTTAATCTTTTCTTCCCTGAACACTCCGAACAACCATACTGTCTCATCAAAAGGTGTTTGGGTGTGATTTGAAATTCCCCGTGTTTGGGGCATATGATAGTTCCTTTGGTAGTATTGTTCTTATATATGAATTTTGAAAAATCATAATCATAAAATTTTAGATATTTTTCTTTCAATTCTTCCATGAATTGTTCTTGGGTTCTCCGTTTAAAACCTCCTCTTGGAACACCAACACATTCGGGGCAACCACACCCTTTTAAATGATATTGTTTGGAAGTCAGAAATTCACCATGCTCTCTACAGATCACAATCCCTTTATCATTCTTTTTACCGGGATAAACAAATTTAGAATAATCATACCGATCCCCATGTTTATCCTTGAAAAGTTTGATCACTTCATCTGTTTTGTAAATTCTAGCCATGTTATTACTTAACAGACTATCAGAACAAAAACAGATTTCAATAAAAATATTGACAAATTTAAAAATTATGTTAAATTAATACATGACAGTATCAGAAACCGCAATCCAAAAAGCATACGAATTGGCAGAAATAGACGCATTTTATGTTGAAACCCCATATTCAAAAGAAAAAACAGCAAAGCGTTTAGATTTATTGGATTGGTTTAGGGGATGGTTTGATAAAAACGAAGAGGGTAGTATTTATTGGGATAATGAGCGAAATTGGTTGTGTGATGATTTGGGTGCTTATTATAACGATAAAATTTTTGATTTAAAATATTCAAATGTTGAGAAGACACCATTGGTAGTCAAATGGATTAAAATCCTGTCCCTACCAAGATTTAAAATTCCCCAATCCGAATATCAAAGGGTGGCTGAAGATTTGGAAAAAATTGAGCTTGATAATATCAAAGATGGTAAAGATGCGGTGTCTGCCAAATTCATAGAATACTTTGAAAATAATTACCCAATTCACTAAATAATACTATGAGCCTATACACGTTCCAAACCGTTCTACTTTCCGCCCAAAAAACCGGAACCCCAAACCTCGCCAGCACCTCCCTATCTGCCACAGGTGTCACCTATCTCTCCGGTGCGAATGTTGTTGTGACTTCTCGCCAAGTTGGTGTCGTTTCCCTTTCCACCACTGATGTAGGACTCGCTTTCTCCCCCGTTGATTTCTCCGTGGGTAGCACCGTTCACACCGCATCGGCATTCTCCCTTGCCACATATCCAAACGTCACTGTAAACGTCCTTGGATCGGTGTTCAACATCCCGTCTTCCCTCCACCTCACCGATATGGCGGTTGTTAATACGGACAATTCCTATTCCGTTTTCTCATTCCTTAGTTCCGTCACTACGGTTCCCGTTTCGGCGTTCTCGGAAACGTTCTCAGCGTCCACTCCTGATACCCGCCGCAAGAGGTTGCTTGGATATTAAAAAACGGACGTTTTCCGTCCGATTTTGCATATTTTAACACACGCTTGACATCCTTTCTTGGAATGTTAAGATACCTCCATGAATAATTGTTACGTTCATCCAATTGGTGGTCTGGGAAACCAGCTATTCATCATTGCTGCGGGATACGCCTATGCCAAGAAGCATGGGAAGAAGCTAATCATCGTTCCCGATAATTGGAACGCTGGACAGGGCAATCATGTGCTATCCTATAAAGATACGATCTTTTGCAATTTTGAGTATGGTTCCTTACCATTTACCAGAGATGTCATTCCCGTGCATGAGCAAAGATTTAATTACAATGAATTACCTTTTGTCCATGGGAGTGTTTCCCTTCATGGGTATTTCCAATCCCTGAAATATTTCGAGGATGTTAAGGATGAATTTATATCTTTGTTAAATTTACCCGATATTGATAATACTTCTTTTAGGACTCAGAAGGGTTCCCATATTCCATTGGTTGGTGTTCATATCAGACGAGGAGATTACATGCTTCATAGAAACATCCATCACGTTTGCAACACTGAATATTTTAATCATCTTTTACATGAATTTGAAAATTACAATCTTGTAGGGTTTACAGATTCCCCTGCTCATGTGTTGGAGGAATTTTCCAATTTTAAATTACAAATACCGATTTTCAATTCCGATCTGGATTCATTTACATCAATGAGTAAATGTGATATCATAGTAGGAAGCAATTCCACTTTCTCTTGGTGGGCATCTTTGATTGGTAGAAAAACCTGTCACTTTCCATCCAAATGGTTTGCCGATGGGAGGGAGCATGGGGATATTTACAGAAAGGATATGATATTACACGATGTTTAATTCAATCAACCACATGCTCTTTGATAAAAAAGGAGAAATGACCAACGAACTATTGGAAGAGTTCTCCCCTTACATGGTGACTCGCTATTTGAGTTTCTATGATAATGATCTGTTGAACTATGCCAACGAGACTGTAAATAAATATAGTTCAATTTTTGAGACGGATGAGGAGCGATTTCAATTTTTTGAGAATGTGATACCCAAGCTGAAACGGAAGAGAATTAATTATATTTCTAAAAAACGCTTGCCTTCCAAAAAAGATGAATAAATATTCCCATGACAGTAAGCATTGATAAGTTAGCACCCCAAAAATCCCACATTGATCTAAATGATCCAAACCTTCCCACCGACTTCGGAATGGATGATTATATCCTCTCCCGTCTGATGGATGATGTGATGCTTGTGGAATATTGTGATCTGGCTCAGAATACTCAAGATTCGGGAGATTTTGTTCAGCGTGGTAGTCTCCTAATTCCCATCAATAATGTGGATAAGATGTGGCGCAAAGGCAAAGTTATTTTGAAGGGGCCAAATGTTCTCTTCACGGAAGTTGGGGAGATTGTGGTGTTTCCCAGCGGAATGGGAAGTGGTGTGAGTAATCTGGAAGTCAAAGGATACGGAAAAGTGAAGAACGGACTGTTCTTGAATGAGCAACGCATGTTTGGCGTTTGTGAAGTAAATGAGACTAATAAAACGGACTGAGTTACAGCGTTTGCTGAAAAGCAATATCTGTGACCTGATGATTGTCCGCAGAAGACCGGAACGCGCCCCCGGAAGACCGGAGCTTCGCCAGATGCTATGCACGAATAGCTACGAGATTTTGCGTTCTGAAAACGGATTGAGAACTCTTCAGTATCAAGGTTCTCTGGAACCAAAAAAGATCAATGAACGCCAACATAATATCGTGGTTGCATGGGATATTTTTATGCAATCTTATAGAAATATATCAATGGATATGTGCTACCTCGTCCAACAAATGCCAGCAGATGATAATTTTTGGCCATTCTTTAATGAAAAAATTTACCCTATGAGTGCCAATGAAAAAATGCGATACATGGATATCGAATTGAACCTCGACCCCTTTCCCAAATGATTAGAATTGAAGAACACCTAAAACAACTGATTTTCCGTGATGTGAAATTTGTTCTAAATTCCCGAACAATTCGGGAGGGAAAAATACAAATGTTCAACACCAAGCAGAATTTCGTAAAATTTAAAATTGATGAAAGTGGGGAAGTCAAGGAATGGGAAATCTCATATCCTTATGATATCAAGCTCACGGACGGGGGATTTATTTTTGATTATGCCCTGAGTGCGTTCTGTCCCCGAACGGAAGAGGTGTATTGGAAAATGCGGATGCTGAACAAATCGGAAGCGTCCAAATTCTTCGATAATCACCTTTACGTCATCACGGGTTGACATTTTATTCGGTTGTGGTAATATCCACTTATGACGTTTAAACAACACATTCCGGGATTTTGGTCGGGACTCGACCCAACAACTTTTGAGTTCAAAAACACCGAAGAACTTTTATCTTCAGATTTCTTTATCAAACAGAAAAATAGTAGAAAAGATTTTTCCCATTTTGCATTATCGGATGAACTGGTTCTATTAATAGCAGATGAAGGTCGAAGGTGGTGGGTTGTGGGGTATGTCGATGAGCCATCCAAAGTGGAATTGGTTAAATGGGATGGTGGTAAGAAATAAAATAAATGAATAATCTAATATTAAACTTTCCAGAGGGATTCAATCCCCGTGACAAACAAGCCAAAGCTCTCAATGCCATTGAAAAAGCATTTGAGAATGGTAAGAAATTCGTAATCGTTCATGCTGATACGGGTGTTGGTAAAACGCACTTGGCGAAGACACTTGGCAATGTCTCCAAGGATGTTCCTGCTGAATTTGAACGAATCGTGAGAAATTACAGCATCTTCAGCGAAGAGGGGGCAGCATTGGTATCCGATATTGAACCCTTTGGTTGTTATGCTTTAACAATCACAAAATCCCTACAAGACCAATATCAGATGACCTTTGATGATACGGGAATGCTGAAAGGCAAGAGTAATTACCAATGTGATGTGGATGATACCCTGTCGGTTGATGTTGCTCCCTGTATCTACGTTGCAAACCAGAAGAACGAATGTTGGAAAGCGAATCGCTGCCCT